AAGAATCAAAAGACTGCAGGTGCTGGCGCACACAAAGATAAAAAACGTGCAGAGAAACAAGGCAATGTCAAGCACAAGCAGAAACAGTTTGAAGAAGATGTAGAGCAAGATACTAATTCAAAATAAAAAATATCATGGACGAATTAGACGAAATTAAAAAACTTGCAGGTATTAACGAATTTCGAGGCTATCAGCCGTATGGTGGCAGCAACATAAGTATTACCGGAAATGAAAAAGGTGAACTTATGAAAAAACATAATATTAAACCAGGCACTGATGAATGGTTTCAACTGTGGTTTAGTAAACCATACTTAACTGGTGAAAAACCTGTAGGAAAGTAAAAATGGTCGAGATAACAGAATCAGCAAAATCTAAAATAATGGATCTATTGCTAGAAGAGAATAATCCCAAGCTGGCATTACGCACATTTGTACAAGGTGGCGGGTGCAGTGGTTTCAGCTATGGCTTTACCTTCGACGAAACAAAGAACGAAGACGATTTTGAATTTCCTATCAACGAACAATACAATGTGTTTGTCGATGCAATGAGTATGCAGTATCTACAAGGTGCTGTTATTGATTACAAAGAAGAAGCAATGGGCAGTCAGTTTGTTATTACTAATCCTAATGCACAATCAACCTGCGGCTGCGGCAGTAGCTTTTCAGTATGAACCCAAACAATTACCCAGTATATCCAGAGGACGACGGTTATGACACTCCAAAAAACCCTTACAGCCCTGTGTAATAAATTTATCACAGGTTTGGCCATTTATGGCATCAGCATGAGCCTAGCCTATGCTGGTTACATCGGACAAGACATTAATCCACAATATGATTGGTGTGACCCGAGGTTCTGTTGTCCTCCAGGAAATTTAGATGAGAGCAAGTGAATTTGTTGTAGAAAAACGCCGCAAGCGTAAGCCTCGGTGGGCTGCTTATGGCCCAGGGCCGTATGGCGGTTACGGGTATGCTACTGGATACAGTGGCGATGGCGGCAGCAGTGGTGGTGACGGAGGCGGTGGTGAGAGCATCGAGCATGAAAACTTTGCAGATGGTAAAAAGCCTGGTCGTAAAGGACTTGCTAAACGCAGTGGAGTCAATACCAAAGCCAGTGTTAGCAGCCTAAGAAAAACAGCTAAAAATTCATCAGGTGAAAAAGCTCGCATGGCGCACTGGCTGGCTAACATGAAAGCAGGCCGTGCTAAGAAGAATAAATAACAGTATGAAAATATCAGAAATTTTAGAATCAGCAACAGCAGGCGCTACCAGTGCTGGTAACGTAGCTATAGGTGCTGTATACAAAAATAAACCCGGAAAAACGGCAAAAAACAAAGACGGAACTGCCAAAAACGCATTAGATCTTAAAGGAACTAATCTGTTAACTGGTGGGTCTTTGGTAAAAAGATAAATACATAATACACTTTTAGGAATGTGAACATGGACTTCAAATCGTTAATCAGCAAAATAGAAAGCATCGACGGCAAAATCGATACTCCAAAAGCACCACAGCTACCCAAGTCTGTGCAATTGAATGAAGACGCACAACTGCGTGTTCTAAGCGGCCGTACTACTTACGTTGCTGAAGCTAAAAAGAAAGCTGAAGAAGACGTTAAAGAAGCCGACGACATGAAAGTAGGCGATAAGAAAAACATCGCTACTGGCACTGTTGAAAAAACAAAAACAGGCATTGTTCACAAGAGCAGCAAGGCCTATGGCGGCAGTGAAGAAAAAGAAGCTGATGAAGATGACAAGCCAAAGAAAAAAGCCAAGAAAGAAAGTGTAGAACCTCAGTTTAAAAGCAAGTTCATGAAAATGGTCGAAGCCAAGAAAGAAGAAGCTGCTGATAAGAAAAAGAAAATGGCTAAGAAAGAAAAGATGGCAGAAGGATCTAAGCCAGACTTCTTAGACGTTGACAAAGACGGCGACAAGAAAGAGCCAATGAAAAAAGCTGCTGCTGACAAAGGCGATGACAAGCCAGCTGGCAAGAAAGGCATGAGCGACAAGCAGGCCAAATATTTTGGTAAGAAAACTGAAAGCGCAATGATGCCTAAAGGCAAAAAGCGTCCAGTTAAAGAAAGTGTAGAAACAAAATTATCTTTCAAACAAATGGTACAGTTGGTACAAGAAAGTGGTGGTCAACAACAGATTGATCCTGTAGACAAAGCTCTGTTTACCTGGGCCGAGCGTGTGGCCAAGAACAAACTAGGCGAAGGTATGAAAGCTGATCTGTACGCAGGTCTAGTATACGAACGCAACGGCGGTGTATTTGAAATGTACGATGTACTATCAGAAGACCAAAAATAATTTTTAGTTTGGTAAACAAAAGCCAGTCATAGGTTGACTGGCTTTTTTTATGACTATATAATAGTTGTATAGGAGAGAACAAATGACAAAAATGTACGGGCCAGAAGAAAAAGCCAAATTAGAAAGATTGATCAATGAAGGATCAAATGTTCTACGAGAAGTCGAAGACCTGCAAGAGGGTCTCAAAGAAACTGTGAATGCTGTTGCAGAAGAATTACAGATCAAACCCAGTTGGATCAACAAAGCAATACGCATTGCACACAAAGACAATTGGAAAGATCACGAAGCTGAATGGAACGAGATCGAAATGATCCTCGGCGTAACAAAAAAACTGCCTGAATGAATGAACTATTAAAACCTACGTTTGATTGGATTAGGGATGATTGGAATTCTCATCCCTTACGGTTTTTTATTGAGTTACTCGCTTGGGCTATTAGTATTGGTTGTTCAATCACTATGGCTGTCACGGTTCCCAATCCGCCATTACTTGCTCTATATCCTGTTTGGATCGCTGGCTGTGCCATGTATGCTTGGGCTGCTTATACTCGGAAATCATTTGGCATGCTGGCTAACTATATCTTGCTAACCGCAATTGATACGTTTGGCCTAGCAAGAATGCTAATTAATTAAATAATGTGAGAAGGTAGGCGGGCCATAAACCGCACATTGGTATTTGCAAGCCTAAAATTGCATAGGAGAAAAAAATGAGTTTCGTGGACGCATACTACGATCGCGACAATGACACTATCCGTGTCGTTGAACGTGACGACAAAGGGCAGAGGCATTTCAAAGACTATCCTGCCAGACATATATTCTATTACAACGATCCCAAAGGCAAGTTCCAATCTATCAAAGGTGAACCCCTTAGTCGAGTAAGTTCAAAGAATGTTAAAGAACATCGCAAAGAACTTGCTATACATTCAAACAAAAGACTCTACGAGTCAGACATTAATCCTATCTATAGATGTCTTGAAGACCATTATCTCAATCAAGATGCTCCAAAACTAAATGTAGCATTTTTCGACATTGAGGTAGACTTCGATCCAGAACGTGGTTATGCATCACCAGACGATGCGTTCATGCCAATCACCGCCATTGCTGTGTATCTACAATGGATGGAGACCATGGTATGTTTGGCTATTCCCCCTAAGACTCTGAATATGGAAGAAGCAACTAAAGCAGTCGCAGAATTCCCCAACGTCATGCTGTTTGACAACGAAGCAGACATGTTGAATACTTTCTTGGATCTAATACAGGAGGCGGATGTGCTGAGTGGCTGGAATTCGGAAGGCTTTGATATTCCGTATACCGTTAATCGTGTTACTAAGGTTCTCAGCAAAGAAGATACCAAACGATTTTGTCTATGGAACTGTTTGCCTAAGAAACGCGAATATGAAAAGTTCGGTAAAACTGCCACCACATATGACTTCATCGGTCGTGTGCATATAGACAGTCTTGAGCTGTATCGCAAGTACACTTATGAAGAACGCCATACATATCGATTAGATGCCATTGCTGAATATGAACTAGGTCAAAGAAAGACCCAATACGAAGGCACACTAGATCAATTGTACAACAACGATTTTAAAACATTCATTGAATACAACATCAATGACTGTAAACTGTTGGATGATCTAGATAAGAAACTGAAATTCATCGATTTGGCTAATACAATTGCACACGAAAACACAGTGTTGTTAGCAACCACTATGGGTGCAGTGGCTGTGACTGAACAAGCTATTATCAACGAAGCTCACCGCAGAGGTATGATAGTTCCTAATCGTAAAAAGATGGAAGAGCACGGAGACACACAGGCTGCTGGTGCTTACGTTGCATATCCTAAGAAAGGCATTCATGAGTGGATCGGTTCGCTGGATATTAACTCACTGTATCCTTCAGCGATTCGTGCGTTGAACATGGGTCCGGAAACCATTGTAGGGCAGTTGCGACAAGATGGAACCAAGGATTTTATTGCAGCAGAAATGTCCAAAGGCAAATCTTTTGCGTCAGCTTGGGAAGGTATATTTGGTAGTCTCGAGTATTCCGCAGTTATGAACAAAGAAGTAGGTAGAGAAATCAACATCGACTGGGAAGGCGGCGGTTCTGACACTTTAAGTGCGGCACAGGCCTATGATCTTATATTTGACAGCAACCAACCTTGGATGATCTCAGCTAATGGCACTATCTTCACATATGAAACAGAGGGAGTGATTTCAGGACTGCTGGCTCGTTGGTACAAAGAACGTAAGGAAATGCAGGCCAAGCTGAGAGAATGTATCCAAGCTGGCAACAAGATTGAAGAAGAATACTGGGACAAGCGACAGTTGGTCAAGAAGATTCTGTTAAACAGTCTATATGGTGCGATTTTAAATCCGGGCTGTAGATTCTTTGATAACAGAATTGGTCAGTCAACTACACTAACTGGTCGACAAATTGCCAAACACATGGCATCAAAAGTTAACGAAATTATCACCGGAGAGTATGACCACGTAGGCAAAGCGGTCATATACGGTGACACAGACTCTTGTTATTTTTCAGCGTATGCTACACTGAAAAAAGACATTGAGAAAGGCCTGATTCCTTGGAACAGAGAATCAGTTGTTGAACTTTATGATACCATAGGAGATACAGTCAATGGCACATTTGTCAAATTCATGCAAGATGCATTCCACGTCCCCCGAGCTAGAGCCGAGGTCATCAAAGCAGGTCGCGAAATTGTTGCAAGCAAGGGACTGTTCATTACCAAAAAACGATATGCAGTGCTCTACTACGACAAAGAAGGCAAACGAGCAGACACAGAAGGCAAACCAGGAAAAATTAAAGCGATGGGGCTTGATCTCAAGCGTTCAGATACCCCGGTTGTTATACAAGACTTCTTAAGTGAAGTGTTGACTAAGACACTAACTGGCGTGACCAAAGAAGAGATCCTGCAGTATATCACTGATTTCCGCACAGAGTTTAAAACTCGACCGGGTTGGGAGAAAGGTAGTCCCAAACGTGCTAACAATATTACAGAATACGCTGCCAAAGAAAAGAAGGCAGGCAAGACTAACATGCCCGGACATGTCAGAGCTTCATTAAATTGGAACACGTTGAAGCGAATGATGGACGACAAGTACTCAATGCAGGTAGTAGATGGCATGAAAGTGATTGTGTGCAAGATCAAAGACAATCCTATGGGGTATACTTCTGTGGCCTATCCTGTGGACGAACTGAGATTACCGCAGTGGTTCAAAGATCTGCCTTTCAACGATGCTGAAATGGAAACCACAGTGATCGATGAAAAGTTAGGAAACCTTATTGGTGTATTGGAATGGGACATCAGTTCAACAAGGTCGGATAATACATTTAACAAATTGTTTGATTTTGAGTAATTTCTAGGTTGCTTTTTACTCAAGATCTAAATATAATCTTAATATACAGGAGAATTCTCAATGAAAGATATTTTACAAGACATCGTTAGCCATACGCAGAATCTAGGCTTCTTGACCACAGTCAAGGTAACAGGCACAGATAAAGGCACAACTGTTAACTCAATGGCCGATGACCGTTCAGTTATCATGGAGGCAGAAACTGCTAATCCATACCCAGATATGATCGGTGTGTTTGGTATGCCGCAACTCAACAAGTTGAAATATCTCTTGGAAGGTGCAGAGTACAAAGAAGGGGCAAAGATCAGTATTACCACAGCAGAACGCAATGGTGAAACTTTGCCAGTGGGTCTACACTTTGAAAACAAAGACGGCGACTTTAAAAACGACTATCGCTTTATGAATCAAGAAATCATCAATGAAAAGATGAAGACTGTGAAGTTTCGTGGCGTTAAGTGGGATGTTGAAATTGAGCCGTCAGTGACCTCTGTGCTTCGCTTTAACTTCCAAGCAGGTGCTAACTCTGAGCATCCTACATTCCTTGCCAAGACAGAAGGCGGCAATCTTAAATTTACGTTCGGTGATGCATCAACACACGGCGGCGAGTTTGTATTTGCACAGAACGTTGCAGGTAAACTTGATCGTGGTTGGACTTGGCCTGTGTTGCCAATCTTGAGCATTCTTAAGATTGCAGATACCAACACCACAAAGATGTCGTTGAGCAATGAAGGTGCTATTCAGATCACTCTAGATAGCGGACTTGCTACTTACAAATATATCATCCCAGCACAAGCTGCCTAAATATGATCAAAGGTTTACAAGGCGTAACAGGCATTACGGTTGGTGGCGGAAATACCGCCCTACCATATGTCGGTCCAAACTCAAGCAACCCAATGACTGGGATGATGCGTATCCACAACACCGAACTAGAAGTGTTTAACGGATCAAATTGGCAAATGCTATCTACCAGCTATGCCACAGTAGGCCTAGATCAAGATGTGCTAGACATTATACAATGGGCTCGTAAAAAACGCCAAGAAGAAAATGATTGGTACAAACTTGCTTCATCTAATGAAGCAGTTCGTATCGCATTAGAACAACTAGAACAGGCAAAAACAAGATTAGAACTTACAGCAATTTTATCGAGAGAATATGAAACAACCAATTGACCTAACACCTTTACAGAAAGACTATGCTGTGTATTTGCCAGCTATCAGTTCTTTCTATTCAACTTATGTTGCAAAACAACGACTAGAAGAATTTGTTTCTAAAGATCGAATTCCTGCGGGATTTGATCGTGGCATTGAAGGCATGAACTTCTTAAATGCTGATCAAGGATACTTTACCTACAAGTATGCTCTGTATTCAGCAGGTCACGCACAGTTAGATCTTGAAAAGTCAATGACTCAAGAATCAATGATACAAGACCGTGATCGACCTAATACAATGATTTTAGGTGATTCAGGTGGATATCAGATTGGTAAAGGTGTTCTTAAGTTTGATTGGTTGAACTTTGAAGGGCCAGAAGCTACTAAGACTCGTCAAAAGATTCTTGAGTGGCTTGAACTTACTGCTGACTGGTCAATGATGTTAGACGTTCCAACATGGGCATGTGATCATATTCATTCACCAAAGACTGGATTGAAAACATTCGAAGACTGTCTAGAAAAGACTCGCTACAATAACGATTACTTCTTAATGAATCGGTTAGGTCAAACCAAATGGCTTAATGTTCTGCAAGGCGGAGACTGGGATACTGCTGAGAAATGGTATGCTGGCGTTAAAGAGTTTAGCGACCCCAAAGGCAAGTATGCCGGACGTGAAGCTGAAGGTTGGGCATTTGGTGGTGCTAATATGTGCAAGATGGATATCACCCTCAAACGTCTAATGACTATGCGTGACGAAGGTATGCTAGACGGCAAGAACTGGATTCACTTCTTGG